TACCTGAGAGCCTTGAAGCTTGTGAAAATGCTACCTCTAGATTTCAATACATCTATCCGTGCCATTCGAGAAAAATGTGGTTCATTGGGAAAGGCAACTGCGTCAGACCTTTCATTTTTATTTCCAGACCTAGATATCGCTATAGCTGAAGAACTTTGTAGCGAATGCAATTTTAAATAGCAGCAACACTATGCTCCCCTTAATACTATTTAGCACCGTGTAAACACGCACTGTACAAAGTGTGAAGGCTGCACATTTACACGCATGGCGCCACCATCGGCGCCATGAACGACTTAGCCACCCTCTCCCGCCTGATCGAAAACCTCATCCGCCTCGGCACCATCGCTGTCGTCCAGATGAAGCCCCCACGCGTGCAGGTCAAAACCGGAACCCTGACCACCGGCTGGCTCCCATGGATCGCCGCCCGGGCCGGCGCCGACCGCGAGTGGAACCCGCCCACCGAAGGCGAGCAGATCATCCTTTTCAGCCCATCCGGCCAACTGGGCAACGGCATCGTCCTGACCGGCCTGTTCAGTGACGACATGCCGGCCAACGGCGACCGCGAAGGGCTGCACCGAACGACCTACCGCGACGGCACAGTCATCGAATACGACAGCGTTGCGCACCACCTCAACGCCACACTGGCCGAAGGCGGCACCACCAACCTGACCAGCACGGGCGGCATCCACATCGTCGGCCCGATCACCCACGAAGGCGACTACACCCAAACCGGCAACCAGAACGTCACCGGCACGGTCACCGCCTCCAAAGACGTAATCGCGGCCGGCATCAGTCTGGTGAAGCACCTGCACGGCGGTGTCCTGCCTGGCAACGCGAAAACGGGGAAACCGGAATGAACCGAGAAACCGGCGCAGCCCTCGGCCTGGTCGAACACATCGCCCAATCCATCACCGACATTCTGACCACTCGCATCGGCACCCGCGTGATGCGCCGCGAATACGGAAGCCTACTCCCCGAGTTGGTGGATCAGCCGTTTAACGACTTCACCCGATTGCAGATATACGCCGCCACCGTCATGGCCCTGATGCGCTGGGAAACCCGCATCAGCCTCAGCCGTATCCAATTCATCGGCGCTAACCTAAACGGTCAGGCGTTGCTGGAGTTCGAAGGCACCATCGTCGATAACAATCAGCCGCTGAGCCTGAGCGTGCCTCTGCAACTGGGGGGCAGCGTATGAATACTTTTGTCGCCATCGACCTCGGCCAATTGCCAGCGCCGCAGATCGTCGAACAGATCGATTACGAGCAGATCCTCGCCGAGCGCAAAGCCTACGCCATCAGTCTTTGGCCGATCGAGGAACAACGCGAGATCACCGCCCGGCTCAACATGGAGTCGGAGCCGCTGACCAAATTACTCGAAGAAAACGCCTACCGCGAAACTGTCTGGCGTCAGCGGGTCAATGAAGCATCCGTCGCCAATATGCTCGCCCTGGCCAAGGGCACCGACCTCGAACAGCTCGCCGCCAACTTCAACGTGAAGCGGCTGGTCATCCAGGCTGCAAACCCGACAGCCGTACCGCCCCTTCCCAAGCTGATGGAAAGCGACGACAGCCTGCGCGAACGTGCGCAAATGGCATGGGAAGGACTCAGCACAGCCGGCCCGCGCAACAGCTACATCTTTCATGCCCGATCCGCTGACGGACAAGTCGCAGACGCCACCGCCGAAAGCCCGGCGCCGGCCGAAGCCATGGTCACCGTGCAATCCGTGCTGGGCGATGGAACAGCGTCCCCGGCTCTGCTCGACAAGGTCAAAACCTACCTCAGCGATGACGACCGCCGCCCCGTCGCGGATCGCCTCACCGTCCAGGGCGCCGAGATCATCAACTACCAGATCAAGGCGCAGATCTACCCGTTGAGCAACGGACCTGAAACCGAATTGGTTCTCGCAGCGGCCGAAGCCCAGTTGCTCCAGTTTGTACATCAGCGCCGACGCCTCGCACTGGAGGTTTCCGAATCTATCGTGCATGCCGCGCTGCACGTCGAGGGCGTGCGCAAAGTCGTGCTGGAAGACTGGGAAGACATCGTCGCCACCAAGTACCAGGCGCCGTATTGCACAAGCGTGGAACTGACATTAGGGATTGAGTGATGACATACAGCCCCCTGCTGCCCGGCAACTCGACACCACTGGAACGCCAAGCCGCGCAGGCCCTGGCAGAAATCCAACGCGTGCCGATTCCGTTGCGCACACTCTACAACCCGGACAAATGCCCCCTGCCCTTGCTGCCTTACCTGGCTTGGGCTTTTTCCGTGGATCGCTGGGACAGCAAATGGCCCGAGTCGGCCAAGCGCGCAGCCTGCCGCGCGGCGTACTACGTCCACTCGCACAAGGGCACCATCGGCGCCTTACGCCGTGTAGTAGAACCGCTGGGCCACCTGATCGAGATCGCTGAATGGTGGCAGAGCATCCCACTCGGCACGCCCGGCACCTTCACCTTACGAATCGGCGTCCTCGACTCCGGCATCACCGAAGCCATGTACCAGGAACTGGTGTGGCTCATCGACGACGCCAAGCCCCTCACCCGGCACCTGACCGGCCTCGACATCATTCTTGAGTCCCGACTCGACGCATTCGCTGGCATCTCCGTTTTGGACGGGGACGATATTGACGTTTACCCCTGGAACAACCCGGACATCGACATCCCAGTCCGGGGCTACAACGGCCTAAGCATCTACACACTCGACGAACTGGACCTGTACCCCCATGGTTGATCACAACTCTATATTCGGCGGCATGCTGACCACGGCGGGCGCCGCCAAGAAAACCAACTGCGACGCCCTCGGCATCCCGTGGGAGCCGAGCCACATGCTCATCGGTGATGCCAACGGCACCGCCCCCACACCCGATTCATCACAAACTCAACTGATCAATCAGGTCCATCGCGCACCACTCAATCAGCTTCACGTCTCCCCTACCGATCCAAACGTGCTGATTGCCGAACTGGTATTGCCCCCGGAAGTTGGCGGCTGGTGGATGAGGGAGTTGGCACTCGAAGATAACGACGGTGTGTTTTGTGCGGTTGCGAATCTCCCCCCCAGCTACAAGCCACTGCTCGTCCAAGGGTCGGGACGTAATCAGGTGGTACGGATGCACATCATCACAAACGGCACTGCCAACATTCAGCTCAAGATCGATCCAGCCGTTGTACTGGCGACCCGAGATTATGTGGATCGCTCCGTCATCGCACGCTCAGCGCTCACTAACGTGTCGTCATCCAGAACCTTGAAACCTCAAGAAATGGGCATCGTTCTGATAGACGCCAGTGCCCGAGCCTTGAATATCCAGCTACCTGCATCTGACGCCAAACTCGGTATGCGAGATGTGGTTGTTCACCGCAAAGACAACAGCATCAATCGGCTGGCCATCAAGGCAAACGGCAAAGACAGCCTGAAGTTTCATACGCACTTGAACCCAGAGGGTTACCCATTTCTCGTGCTGATGGGCGCCGGTGATTGGTGGCACTTGCGCAGTGATGGCGCCGGGAGTTGGTGGCCTATAGGCCGCTTTGACAGTACGACATTGGGCCGACCAGTTTTCGAAACCACAACCGTATTCAGTCCTGGTGGCTACGGCGCCATGAGCGGGCAACTACTCAACAGAAATGAATGGCCATGGCTGTGGGATCACGCTCAACAATCGGGAATGCTCTACCCAGAAAAACATACATATCTGGAAGGCGCATGGACGTTCGGCGACTACAAAACAACCTTTCGGATACCCGAAGCAAGGGGTGAATTTTTCCGGGTGCTTGATGAAGACCGGCGTGTCGATAAATCGACTCTGGCAGGTGTCACCAAACGAGGAAGCGCGGTTATCAGCAATATCAGTGGCCGCACTCGCGTGAAGATCGGGATGATTTTGGAGGGTGGCGACTTTCCAAATGGCACCACTGTTGTTTCCGTCGACACTTCAGAGATTGTTGTCTCCAACAAGTCGCAGACGGATGGCGCTGGTGAGTGGCAGCTTATTGGTCGGATTGCCGGCTCATGGACACCCGACACTTTCGAGCGGCACACCCACCCTGTCTCGATTGGATCCGGCAAGGGGGACCGCGTAGCGCTCCTTTCCGCCCCTTCAACCTCTGCAGCTCATATCAAACATGT